AGCGCGGTGATAAGCGCATTAAATATTTAATTTACGATGGTCGGATAGCCTCCGGTATAATGAACTGGAGATGGCGTAAGTATCGAGGGGCTAATCCTCATCGATCTCACTTTCACATCAGCTTTACCACTCTGGGAGATAAAGACGATAGTTGGTTTGACCTAGAAGGAGAGCGCAATGAAGCAAGACCTAAAGAGAGCGGCCGAGAGCTGGCTAAAAACATTTCTAGCGACATTCCTAGCGACTTATCTCGCAGTCGGCTTCGATGTGGAGACGATGGCAAATGCTGCTATTGCTGCCGTATTGCCGAGCATCATAAATTGGCTTAACCCTTCCTACGAGCGTTACGGCAAAGTCCGGTAATGCCTACCGAGGTCGCCGCGTTTATTGCATCCGTTCTCGGATCAATTGGCCTCCTAATAGCCGGACTTAGATACATCATAAAACTTGAGAATCTTCCGCTGATTTCTCGACTTGATAAGTTAGAATCTACCCTTGAGACAGCTCTACGGGAGAGGGTAGTAAGTGCCAGCACAAAGAAAGCGCGCCGTTAAAAAGGCTAAAAAGCCTACAAAACGCCGTAGAATCAGCCCTAAAGAGCCTCCTACAAAATTAGATTACTGGGCGATTGCTTGCCAAGAGATTTACAAATCTTGCCGTAATGCCGGGATGGATGAAGGCACAGCTCTTGCTTTCGCTATGGATCGTAGCTCTTGGCCAGACTGGGTAATCGACAGTAATGACCCAATCCGCAAAATAGGTTGGGAAGATGGAGAAGAGGACATCTGACCTACTTTCGGGAAGTTGAGCTCTTTGAGGCGCTTAAGGCCGAATATCCAGACCTTACGCCACTATCAGCGACCGACCGATGTGATGGGGTAACCCATAACGCTTTTATCGAAATGAAATGCCGTAGGACGCATTACGACCGCTTGATGATTGAGAAGCACAAGTGGGATTATTTGGCCGATATAAGGGCTAGAACGGGCTCTAGGACGCTTTATATCAATGCAACCCCATCTGGGGTCTATGAGTTTGATTTGGGGGCTCTAAACGAGCCTGAGTGGGTTTTAAAGGTACTTCCAACAAAGACCGATTTTGCCAATAGCGAGAAGGTTGAGAAGCCAGTTGGCTTTCTCCACATCGAGGAATCTAGGCTGTTGATTATTTGATCTATGAGGTCGAGGATATCCACAGAACCATCGACGACCATATCGATTTATTTGACGACACACCGCAGTTGATATTGCGGTAATTCGATTTATTCCCCTAGGCTGAAGCCCTAAATCCATTTAGAGGGTTTAGAGATAGGGAGCAAATGATAGAAAAACCCAAGGTAATTTCATTTGATACCAGAGCGCAAGCTTGGACAGATGGAACGCACTTTGTCGCTGGAACGATTATCCGGCGGTACGCAATAGCAAATCTAGGCCGCAAAGATACTCGAGGCCGATTGGCAAGGGCTGAAATTTCAGCGTATTTCCTTGACACATATGGGGTGAATGCTGATGTCAGATAATCAAATTCTGTTTCTGATGATTGCCATTCCCACAGCGATAACTTGGACGCTAATGATATGGGCAGAAAACCGAGAGGCTAAGGCCTTTCAGACTGGCTATGAGAGGGGCTTGAAAGATGGACGAGTTATCGGATCGAGGGCTTAATGAATGGATTGAAGAAGCCCAATCTACTCTTAACGACCGGGGATTCGAATATGGTGATCCGAGGGACAACCTACTACGCATTTACAAGCTATGTCGCGCCCTCGGTATTCAGCTCAGAGACCCATCTGAATTGGCATTGGTGTTTATCGCGACCAAACTCTCAAGAATGGTGGAGAGCCCAATGCGGGAGGATTCGTATCTCGATCTCATTGGATATTCCTCTATCTTGGCTAGAACCCGATTTACCGATTGGAGCGACTTTGGCTCTTTTGAGGAATAGCAATATGAATCAATACTGCGATTATTGCAAGATGCGATATTCCCATCTATCAAGAAGTGGGGAATTACATCCATTAGCCCGAAAGCCAGCCTATTGGAAGATTATTAGTGAGCATCCGAAGCGTAAAGGCCAAATCCGCTTTTACTGCCTAGAGTGCGCAGCTGATATTCAATCTTGGCCTGATGGCACTTTCTATTCATTAAAAGAGCAGTTACAAGACGCGCTGAAACAAACAGCGGAACAGGAGAAATTAGATGTCAGACTTCCTTAAGGACTATGTTGGAGTCCAAGATCGTTTAACACAGTTCATCAAAGATTATCCAGATTACCGAATCAAAACCCATTGCCTAGCCGAATCACTTGTAAAGGAGTGCGATGTCTATATCGTCAAAGTTGAGTTATATCGAACTGAAGCTGACCCGAATCCTTTTGCTACGGGCTTATCAACGGAGTCAAAGAGCAAGCAATATGCATTGGAACTTGCAGAGACGGGCGCTCTGGGCAGAGCTCTCAACTTTGCTGGATATTATGCAAAGCCGCGAACCACTTGGGTATCACACCAAAAGCCAATCGAAACGACCTCCGCTAAGTTAGCCGAATTCGTAAAAGAACAGCGCCCAGATGATCCAGAGCCAATTCACCATAACATCGAGCACCTAATCGAAACGCTCGGGGCTGAGATTGCTGATGAAGTGCCTATCTGTAATCACGGCGCAATGGTGTTAAAGACCGGCGTTAAGGATGGCAATGAGTATCGCGGATGGGTCTGCCCGTCTCGAGACCGGGATGCTCAATGTCCAGCTAAATGGATGAAGATTGACTCAGATGGTAAATGGGTTTTTAAGAAGTGAATCTAGATATCCATCCATTTAAGTGCTCGAGCTGTAAGGCATCAACCGCCCATCGGCTAGTAAGGACTTATGACTGCCAAGAAGTGCCGGAAGCGCCTCCCGAAGTTTGGCTGGTTGAGTGCCAGCGATGCTTTGAGATGCGGATAATCTACCCATCTGAGCGGATAGCCAGTAAGGAAGATGACATCATCCGATGCGTTCAATGTGGCAATTGGAAGATGAAGGCCGCTAGATGCCGGATTTGCCGGATAGCAAGTGGGGAAGAGACAATTAAACGCCGGGTCTTTACAGGACACACCGATATGGAGGTTGATGACCTTGCCGACCTATGAGTTCAAATGTCCATCCTGCCAGATATCCATCGAGCAAAGCTTCTCGGTTTATAGCAATGCGACTATGTGGTGTCAGCCTTGCCAAATGCCAATGGATAAGCAATTTACTAGCCCGGGAGTTATCTTCAAAGGAGATGGATGGGCAGGAAAAAGCAAAGGCTGAAGGGCAGGGTTGAAGCTGACCATTGCCCTTACTGTGACGATTTCTCAGAGGATCACACAGCTTGTTGGTGCAACCAAGAGTGCTGCGATGACCGATGGGAACGAGACATAGCCAAAAGGCCAGTCAAAATCCACAATGATGAATATGTGGAGCAATTAATTAACTGGGGATTTACCCTAGATTTCATAGCTCTCGATGCCGGTATCGATGTCGAGAGCTTGAAAACTCGATTCAGAAGAAAAGCGATAAGGGAGCAATGGGATGGACATAAAAAAACTAAGTTTGGAATTGGCTGCGATATCGATGATTGCCGATGCTGCTAAGAAGCGTAAGGATGAGCTAAGAAGCCAGTTACAAGGCCATATGGATGACATAGGGGCTGATCGGGTAAAGGCTGAGCTAGATGGCGAGGTAGTGGCTTATGTGATGACCACAAAGCCGAAGCCAAAGCTTGTGATTATCAATGAAAAGCGCTGGCTCGAATGGGTAGAACAAAAGTGTCCAGATGAGATAGTCAAATCTGTGAGGGAATCATCAGTAGAGCGAATACTTGATAAAGCTTTCAAATATGTAGATATCAATTTGATTATTGATTGGGATGGCGAGCAGATTGACTTCTTGGCTATGGATCAAAAAGAGCCATACTTAACAACCAAGTTCCATAGTGATGGGAGGGAAAAGTTAAGAGATGCGTTAGTAAGTAATTCCATCGATGCGAGAAAAGTATTGGAGATCGAATAGTGAAAAAGGCTTTGACCTGCGGTTTTGTTAATAAACTTGACAAGGGCGCTACACTCCCGTCGAGGCGGGGCCCGAAGGCAGCCCGTCGCCGAGGTGTTAGGGGCGGGCTATGCCTATCGCTTGCTGTAGGCCTCTTGTTAAATCCAATATATATAACTGCTGTAAATGCCTATCCTTTAAATAGAACACAACAGGACTGGGCTTTAGTTGCGATGAATCATTTAGGTGATTTAACTGAAGCCCAATGCTGGGTCGAGTTGATATGGCGAGAAAGCACCTTCGATCCCAATGCCCGCAATGGATCTCATTATGGGTTAGCCCAGATGCGTAATCACAATGTGCGCACACTCAGCCCGAGGCAACAAGTACGATGGCATATGCGCTACTTAGACCACAGATACAATGGCTCAGCTTGTAAAGCATTACGACATATGAACAAGAAAGGCTGGCATTAGTGGCTAGAGAGTACGACAAGACTCACTATAAGAAGCTGCGCGAGAAGGTATTAATCCGCGATAACTACACCTGCTATTACTGCGGTCAAGAAGCCAACACAGCAGACCACATAATTCCTATCAGTAAGGGTGGAATTAGTGCCGAAGATAATATGATTGCTTGTTGCCATCGATGCAACAGCGGCAAACGCGATCGTATAGCCCCCGGGTCTTTTTTGAGCGTACGCCGGAAAC